AAAGTCTTTCAAATTTGAACGAGGATAGAAAGTTTTAACATGACTAATAGTAGAGTACCCTCAGAAATAGAAATTGATCTTGAACTTGAGGGAATTGGGGTAATGACTTTTAATGACTTAGATATGGATAATCCTAAAGGCTTTGCGCACATGGTGAGAATTTTAAAGTATCAAAATAAATTAGGAAAAAATATTGTAGGTACAATTAGAATAACAAATGAATAGTAAAGAGGCCAATAACATTGTAGGAAAATTAAGCAGAACTTCTAAAATGCCTTGTCATTCTTACAATTTACCAGCTACTAGATGTATAACGGGCTCTAAAATGGCAAAGATCAAAGGGACTACTTGCTATGATTGTTATGCGCTTAAAGGCATGTATAACTTTCCTTGTGTTAAAAATGCTATGGAAAGAAGATATAAAGCAATTAGCAATCCTGAGTGGGTGTTTGCTATGTCAGTATTAATCAACAGTAAAAAATCAAAATATTTTCGTTGGCATGATAGTGGGGATATTCAAAGCTTGGAACACTTGCAAAAGATATTTGAGGTATGCAAGGCAACACCAAGTATAAAGCATTGGTTGCCTACAAGAGAAAGTCAGATATTAGCGCAAGTAAAAAAAGAAGATGTTCCAGATAATTTAATAATAAGATTGTCAGCTATTAAAGTTGATTGTAATGCGCCTAAATCATGGCCATTGACGAGCACAGTTTTAACTAAAAATGCTGATTGCCCAGCATATAAAAATAATGGAAAATGCGCTGATTGCAGAAGATGTTGGGACAAGAATATTAAAAATGTTTCTTACCCTTTACATTGAGTATGAAACACAAGGATATTTTTTATTTGACAAATATTTTAAATACTGTATAATGCTATATTATAAAAGAAAGAGAAAGACAAAAAATGATAACAACAAATAAAACAATAGAACAATTAGTAGGCGAAAAACCTTTTTATGTTTCGTATTTTAAAAAAGATGGAACTATAAGAGAAATGCCTCAAGCTATATTACATGAAATTGACTTAGCTAAAATTAAAAATCCAAACATTAATAAAACTCAAATTATAGTATTCGATAATGATAAAGAGGGCTATAGAACTGTTAATATAGATAAGATCATTGAGATTAGTCGAGGCGAAGAATTTAAACTTGTAGATAGCAAGTATAACGAGCTTATCGAAGAAGATAAGGAATACCAAAAAATAGATAAAGAGAAAGACTTTGAAAACTTTATCCTGAACAAAATACTAAAAAACATTAAAACAGAAAGTGAGATTATAAATGGGACTAGATCAATACGCATACTCGAGAAATAAAGATAGCAAACTTAATGGAACTATGACTGATGAAGATTATAGCAGCATTAAATATGAATGGCGAAAACACGCAAGGTTGCAAGTTTTTATGAGAGATTTATATAGAGAGAAAAATCCTGACGCAAACGAGGGCTCTTATGGACTTGGCTTTAATCTTGAAAGCAATCTTGAATTAAATCTTGAGGACTTAGAAAAACTTAGCGAGGCAATTAAGAATAAATATTATGATTTCTTTGCTGATGACGGATTTTTCTGGGGACAACAATTTCAAGAGGAAAGTTGCGAAGAAAATAAAGCGCAAGATTTAAACTTTGTTAAATGGGCGAGGCAAGAATTAAAAGACGGAAACAAGGTCTTTTATTCTTGTAGTTGGTAGCATGAAAAAATATTGTTTAACTTGCGATAAAGTTTTCTATCCAACAGACAACAATTATATTGGTTATCCTTCCAGTACGGGTTGTTGGAACGAAGAAGAACAGAGATGGACATGGACAGAAAATCCTACACATGATAGAGTTTTCCATAGTAGAGGGTGTATGGAAAGTTTTCTGTGTAAACACACAGATATATTAACCCCAATTTATAAACAAATAAAAGAAAGAGAGGGCAACAATGCCAGAACTAGAGAAAATCAGACTGAACTCGCAGAAACGACAAGCTCTTAAAAAAGAGTGGGCGAATACAGTCTATAACAATATGCCTTTACAAGTTGACGAGGACTTGAAAGAGGCGCAAGAAAACTATCGAACTGTTAGATCAGATGTTTGGGATAATGTAATTACCCCAAATGTTGAAGCTAATTTTCCAATGGCCGATATGAAAATCTTACAGAAATATAGTAGGTCGGGTGGTTATGGTAGTTTTACTGAAAGCGATAGTTGTTTTTACTTTAAACCCTCGTTTAGTGATGATAGCGAGGCGCAATTTAATTGGACTATGAAACCAGATGAATATAACGCGCTATATCATAATGAACTACAAGCGAGAGGCCATCAAGCAACATTACAAGTTGAATATGACGAAACTAAAAGACAAGAAAATCCTCATTATCACCAAGCTATAGGCGATATGAAAGAAAGCTATCCTTCTATTGCTAAAGCTAATGGAACTTATGAGGACTTTGCACTATTAGATGATTATAGCTATCACCATACATATAGAGCAAACCAGAAAGAAAAATCAGACAATGACTTTGGCAAGTATAGAAAAGTTGTTGTAAGTGGCAGTTGTCATTCAAGATGTATGATGATGTCAAGGCAATCAGATTGGGATATGCTTAAAGTTTGGGCTCAAGCTCAATCTCGATTAACTAACGCGCATAGAGAACTTTGGAAAGTTAAGTATCAGCTTATAACTGATATGAACTCTATCATTGAACAGTCAAAATTTATTGCAGATGTAGAGCAATATTGGACTAATGTTAGGGAATGTGTAAACTTTGAAAACAATGAGATAAGCAAAGAATTATCTATTGTTAGCGAAGATACCAAGTCAAGACTATCTCAGGCTATTAATAACATTGATGTTAAAAAACCTGATACAGTTGTTGTTGCAACACCAAGCCAAGACTTTGCTATGGTTAATTAATATGACCTTGAATAATTTTATAATTCAAGATTATGGCTATCTAGTGGGGTTCTACCCCACAGATAGTCAAGGGCGCGAGTGGTGGCAAAATAAAACAAAAGATATTGAACACAAAAAACTAGGTTCGATCTATTTAGTTGATAGATTAGTTTCAAGGGATATCATTTCAGGTATTGAGAGGGACTTAGAGGACTAATGGATATTGAGATAGGACAAGACGAAAAATTTATTTTAAATTG